GGCAAACACATTCTAATCAGCGGCGAAACAACATTTGATTGAATGTGGCAAAAAAGCCACATAAAGTGGCCATATTTTTATTGACAGCTAAATAAAAAGGTCATACAATAACAACTGTTGTTTAGAAAGGTGTCAAAAATTATTTTGTCAGAAATGCAAATAGTGGTTGACAACAAGACTAAATACATGTATAATAAACACATAGGCAGCAAAGGTGCTGTCTATAAAAGGAAATAAAAATGCAATCAACAAACAGACAACATAAATGTTTATCGATAGCCCAGGTAGGAGGCTTTATGCCCTCTTATTGGCTCGCGGTCAACAGTATTAGTCTGTCAAATGATCGTACACCAGAGAACAGGGTCCGGGAGGGCTGGGATGGTTAAGTAACAACTTAATTACATTTCAAAACTTCAAGGACCCTAGGATTAAAAACCCTGGGGTTTTTTGTTTTCCGCAAGGAGAATATGACAGAGAGAAAAATTAAAGAGGCAGAGTGGTTAGTGAAGCACACTCTTACTAAGGAACAGTTTCAAAAACTGATCCAGAATAAGATAAATCGTGCGGCACAGTATCATCGAGTTGTCGATAAGCAGGAAAGAAGGCCAAATGCCAACTAGTACTGCAACGTGGTAGGGGAAACGAGGTCCTCGCAACACACGCTAAACAGTTGTGAACGGGCGGCCTAGGCGATGGATTTCCTTTTGTGGAATGAAAAACCCTAGCGTATTAAAGCATATTGAAAGGGACGGCCAAACAGATAGCGTGGTACTGCATAGCAGGCGTTATCAGTATGCTTTAATACACACTCTCTAGTCGCTGACTCTGAATCAGTTGACAGGCATAGCCGGAGAGTGTATAATTATTTCAATGGAAGTGTGCGCTGAATTGGTTGAAGGCAACGGACTGTAAATCCGCCACATAAGAAACATTGTTGGTTCGAATCCAACCACTTCCACCAGGATCACGGAGAAGTAGCTCAGTTGGTTAGAGTGCCTGCCTGTCACGCAGGAAGTCGCGGGTTCGAGTCCCGTCTTTTCCGCCAAGTATTATTCCCCAGTAGCACAGCGGTAGTTGCACTTGACTGTTAATCAAGGTGTCCGTGGTTCGATCCCACGCTGGGGAGCCAAACATGTATCCTTAGCTCAATTGGCAGAGTGCTGGTCTCCAAAACCAGAGGTTCGGGGTTCGAGGCCCTGAGGGTACGCCAAGTATATGGAGCCATCGTCTATCGGTCAGGACACTAGGTTTTCATCCTAGGAAGCGGGGTTCGATTCCCCGTGGCTCTTCCAAACAATGCCGTGGTAGTCCTCTGGGTAGGGCATCTGATTGTCTATCAGACTTAGGCGGGTTCGATTCCCGTCCACGGCGCCAAAAAATGTAGGAGTGGCAGAGCGGCCCATTGCAACGGATTGCAAATCCGTAAAACCGTGAGTTCAAATCTCACCTCCTACTCCAATGTATGCGGGATTAGTTTAATGGTCAAACGAAACCTTGCCAAGGTTTAGTCAGGAGTTCGATTCTCCTATCCCGCTCCAAATGCCCAAGTAGCCCAATTGGTATGAGGCGTCTCTCTCAAAAGGAGAATCGTGTCGGTTCGAGTCCGACCTTGGGTACCAATCATGGAAGTGTGGCAGAGTCCGGTTTATTGCACCTGTCTTGAAAACAGACGGCCTGAAAGGGTCCGTGAGTTCGAATCTCACCGCTTCCGCCAATAACAGCCTAGTAGCTCAGTGGTAGAGCAACCGCTTGATAAGCGGTAGGTCGGTGGATCGTTCCCACCTTAGGCTACCAATTTTTAAAAGGAGATCTGTCATGACTAGTGACAAGAGTGATAAGATGACGGGGGTATAACTTAACGGCAAAGTAGTAGGCTTTTAACCTATTAATCAGAGTTCGATTCTCTGTGCCCCTACCATATAAAAACATATTCCGTACCCGTTGCGGTCTTCCAAAGCATAGAGTATGTTTCTATATGGTAATATAGCATAGTGGCTAATGCAACTGCTTCATACGCAGTCTATCGCTGGTTCGAGTCCAGCTATTACCACCAAGATGATCCCGGATAGTGTAGTGGTAACACAACAGACTTTGACTCTGCTATTGTAGGTTCGATTCCTACTCCGGGTGCCAATAACGGTCCTTAACTCAGTTGGATAGAGTGCCTGTCTTCGAAACAGGAAGTCGTGGGTTCGAATCCTGCAGGACCGGCCATACAAGGAGACTGCTATGAAAGCAATTACATTTAAAAATAGATTTAATGGTGAGCGGGTGGTCTGCAACGACCCCAAGGCTGTGCAGGTAATTGACGGCATAGAGTACCTGCTGGTCAGCAAGACCATTCAAGATAGAAAGTTTCTAATGCGTAAAGAAGCGTTGGAGAAGATTAAAGCGTAGATCAATGGTGTTAGTAGTGTAGTGGTTGCACAACTGTCTGTGAAACAGTTAGACAGGGTTCGATTCCCGCTTTCACCCCAAGGAGTTATTATGGAAAAGTTAAAGACATTAAACACATTAAAAGGATCCGTTCGTGAGTTCGAGGACCTGCTAGGACGATCACTGTATCGTGCAGAAGCAGATGACTCAGTATTAACTCTGTATTTGTCCAACACAAACTATGTACGATTCAGTCATCACCAAGACTGTTGCGAACATGTTTACATTGAAGACATCTGCGGAGACCTAGACGACCTAGTTGGAGCTCCACTGTTAGAAGCTGAAGAAGTTTCTGATTACCACGCAGACCCACTTGGAGAATACGAAGAATCCTACACATGGACATTTTACAAGTTTGCTACACGCAAGGGATGTGTAACAGTTCGATGGTATGGTTCCAGCAATGGATACTACTCTGAAAGTGTTAGTGTCGATGTAGTTGACACTACCGTAAAGGATTGATGCCAAGGTAGCTCATCTGGTAGAGCACCTGTTTGAAGCACAGGGTGTGGCTGGTTCGAGTCCAGCTCTTGGTACCAAAATGTGAGCGTGGTGGAATGGTATACACAGCAGACTTAAAATCTGCCGCCTTCGGGATTGAGGGTTCAAGTCCCTCTGCTCATACCAAATAAATTGCCAGCGAGACTTGGTAGTCAGAGAGTCCTTATAAGACTTTTAGCGCCAGATTAGCGTTCTTGAGAGGGTTCGATTCCCTCCGCTGGTACCAAATTATTTTATATATTTTTTCACAGAGCTGTTGACACACAGGTGATTAGATTGTATAATGTATATTGTTAGTTAGAAATTTGCCCCGGTGGTGGAATGGTAGACACGCTGGTCTTAGAAGCCAGTGTCGCAAGGCGTGAGAGTTCGAGTCTCTCCTGGGGCACCATGTAATAGAAGGGTCGTTAGCTCAGTTGGTAGAGCGCCTGCCTTACACGCAGGATGTCGGCAGTTCGAGACTGTCACGACCCACCAAGCGATACGGAGCATTGGCCGACCGGTTAAGGCAACAGATTGCTAATCTGTCATTCAGCAATGGGTGAGTAGGTTCGATTCCTACATGCTCCGCCAAGTTAATTAAAAGGTAAATTATGAAACCAGGTAAGACATTTAAATTGAGTAAGACTGCAAAGCGTATGGTTGCCCTAATGAAAGGCGCAACCGCAGATCAGCGTAATCAATTCAAGAACATGATGATCCAGGCAGAGTTAGCGGCAGCTATTCAGCCTAAGAGAGAAAAACGCCCAACAGGTTCTGTTGGCGATAAGTAAAAACACGGGGGTGTAGCTCATTTGGGAGAGCGCCTGCTTTGCAAGCAGGATGTAGCAAGTTCGATCCTTGTCACCTCCACCATAGTTAGTAATGCCGGTTTAGCTCAGTGGTAGAGCAACCGCCTTGTAAGCGGTAGGTCGTCAGTTCAATCCCGACAACCGGCACCAGCCATTTTTACAGATCTAAGGTATAAAATCTATACTTTGAAATAAGTATCCCGATCGATGAAGAACGAATGATTTTTGCTCTACATAACCTATAGGAAAATCATAAGGCAAGTCGGCGGCGACTAATCCGTATTTAGAAATCCACTGCTGGAATTGATCGCTTTGATAAATTGTTTTTCTTGAATCGTCAAGTTCAACTACAAACCCACCATGTGATCCCAATCTTCCTGTGCAATCGTCAGCAGTAGGATCGTCGTCATCTACAAAAGATTGTAGCACACATTTACCCAAAATTGATCTATCTAGTAGTACTAGATGTTCAAATTGAGATTTTTTTTCAAGATATTCATAATTGTGTTTGAGCTCTTCTTGTGTAAATTGTAACCACTTTAAAGTTATTTTACTGTTTGGCACAAATTCAAATGCGTTAACCTGTTTTATAAAATTTTGATGTGGAACAATTCGTTCTAAGCGATGCACACAATTGTTTATTTCATCAATTAAATTCCACCATTCTTCAAAACTGATATGTTTAGGTAATTGAAACCTTTCATCGTATTTGTTTTGGAGATGAGTATTGTCTTTGCCCCAGGTTGCATTATAAGTGAAAAATCTATGTAACAAATTTAAAGTTTGTTGACTGCGATCAAAAGATATAGGTACTTCAATATTAGGACGATACCCTAAATCATTCAAGGTTGAAAATGTCTGTAGTATCTTATTCCATTGTGAGTCTGCGTTGACATATGTGTTATTAAGAGCAGGCATCGACTCCATACTTATTGTGTAATCACAATTGGCAAAACGCCTAAACCATTTTTTTACAGCATCATTATCAAATAATGCTACTAGGATATATTGATTTTCAGAAAAGTTAATTTTCAATTTCATTGATTATTTACTATAATTCAACTACATAGCATATGCCTTTAATATTAGAAAAAGTTGATAAACCAAGAGTATTTTTATGGGGTGGCTGCGATCTGTATGAGTGTGCCACCATAGACATCATTAGACAAAATTTCAGTATTGATATACTAAATGTTGGGCCTCATTTAAACAAACATTTAGATTTTGATCATGCACCAAAGACAGCATCCTTGATAACCAGTTTAATTTCTTTGTATTATCCAGCAGGCGTTATAGCCGAAAGAGTTTACGATACTTTGTCCACATCCAAGGATAAACTTAAAACACATCACTATGCTGTACACAAAGAGATCTGCAAGTTTCCTTATTTGGAGTTCTTTAGAAAAAATGCTACCAATCAAGATATCTTGTTGTTAAGCTTCAGCACAGAATTTTATACCAAGATTAGTCAAGGTAAGGAACGGTTTACTATTTTACCGCAGTTAACACCTCTAGCGGATACCAGTGATCCCTTACACTGGTTATTCTCGGAATACATATCTAACGCCAAGTATCAAACGGCATTTGACGAGCCATACTCTTTACATGAAACTTTTGAGCTTTTAAAAGAATTTGCCAAAGATATAAAAAGCATTTTTGGCACTAGGGTTATCATAGTCAAGACTCATTTGACCAGTCTGGGATACGAAAGCAACATTGGCAGGGTCAGCAAGTTGACAACATCCTTGGACACCTATTTGCCATTTTATAAAACTTCTAGAATAAAATTGCATGACGGCGATCATAGCTATGCAGAAAGACAAGCAGATCTAATTGTCAAGGGATTTATGAGATATTTTGGAGAACAGGTACCTGTAATTGCTTTACAAGAACCTTTTTTTATTGATCTAAATCATCCGCATGGTCTAGCACCTTTTCATTTGCATCAGCAGTCTAGTTACAAGATAGGAATGCTAATAAATAATGCGTTACACGCAATGTGTGCCAAGGAGAAATTAAATGGATGAAAAGATTTTAGAATTAATATCGCTGGTCCGTCAAGGATTAGAAACGCTAGAAGAAGGCGGCGATGCCCGTGAGGTAGTAATAAAACTTACAGAATGGATGATTTGGTACGATTCTCAAAAATAAATTTAAATGACTGACGGTATCCCAAGTAAAATTGTAGCACTTGGCAATATAAGAGTGTCTGAAGTTGATGGTACAATCTATATTGCCAACACCAATCTAGTTGGTCCGGGCGTACCCGGCACACTAGCTGTCTATGCTAACAATCAGGGAGCACTAGAATCAGCAGGAAACGAACTATGTTGGGATGCGTTGTCTAGTACCTTAAGCTCTAAGTTTATCTCTACAAATAATATCAGTTTAATCACTAATAACAAAAATCAAAGTTCATTTGAGATTTGGACTGAAGAATGGCAACCGGGTCTAGAAAGACTAATAATTTCGACAAAGTCGCCGCAGGATCAAGAATATTCTATTACACTAGACCACCAACATAGATTAAAGTTACGGGGAAGATTAAATCTAAAACCCACACTTAAACCCATTAAAGCGATCGGATCGGTTGGGGATCAAAAAGGTGACATGGCAATAGACGAGTACTACATCTATTACTGCCGCAGAGATTACAATGGAAAATATAATATCTGGTCTAGATGGGCAGTTACTGAACTCGACTGGTAAATTTATGTATTATAAAAAACACGCAGGGATACCATCGTTGCCAAACGATATAAAACAACAACTAATTCAATTAGCAGAACAAAATCAAAAAAACAATATACCTATGTCTGCATGGTATCCTAATTGCCAAACTACTGATACAAAAAATATATCATTTGAGGAATCAAATACACAATTTCGAGAATCAGGCGGGGTGGGATTTTATCTCATCCCCTCAGAGCTTATTGACAATATTTGTAAATTTTATAAAACAATTAATCACCCCGACATTACTTTTAATTATTATTATCTACAGATAGTTACAGGTGGAAATTTTGTAGCCCCCCATATTGATGACCCCAAGGCTAGAATTAACGGAATGCTATATCTGCTAAAGGCGGGAGGTGCAGCCGTGAGAACCACATGGTATGAAGTAAAAAGAGATTACCAACATCTTGCACTAGAAAACTACAGCGCAATTCCTTACTCAAAATTAGATCAAATTGAAGATCATTGTTTAGAAGAAGACATGTGGCATTGGTTAAACTTCAATAAAATACACGGTGTAACAAATCAAGAATCGTTGAGGATTGCACTCTGGGGGACATATAGTTGAATCATGCCTTAATATTTTCGTCAAGAAGTTATCCTTGGGAACGAAATAGTGGTGCTCATAGAATAGCCACATACCTAAGAAAACACAACATGGATGTTGAAGTAATTGATTTTGCCCCGTTCTGGGAATTAGAACTACTTAAAGAATTTACAAGAAAGAATGTTACATCTAAAACATTGTTCTTTGGATTTAGTATTTTCTTTTCTTTTTGGAATCAAACCATGCGAGATTTTACCGCATGGTTAAAGTTAACATATCCGCACATTAAAACAGTTGCGGGTGGTCAGGCTGTGCTACAGGCCGATCTCAATGACATTGATATCTGGGTTGATAGCTACGGTGAAGAAGCTATACTTGCTATAGCAAAAAAATTAGCAGGTAGTGCAACTAGCGGCATTATATTTTCTCCTGAATATTTCGGGGAAAGAAAAGTAATCAAAGCTCTACAGGCATATCCGTCCTATAATATGGGAGACTATTCTGTTATAATGGAGGATAGAGATTTTCTAGAACCCTGGGAATGGCTAACCGTAGAGTTTTCAAGAGGTTGTAAGTTCTCTTGTTCGTTTTGCAATTTTCCTATTCTAGGCGTAAAAGAAGATACTTCCAGATCTGCAGAAAGTTTTGAATACGAAATGCGTTACAATTATGACAGGTTTGGTATTGATAGATATTATGTTGCAGACGAAACTTTTAATGATCGAGTTGAAAAAATTTCTAAATTTGCTAATGTCGTAGAACGCTTAGACTTTAATCCGTTTTTTAGCGGGTTCATTAGAGCAGACTTACTATCACAATCAAATATGATAGAAGAACTTGCTAGAATGAATTTTGGTGGGCAATACTACGGCATCGAAACTTTTAACCATCAAAGCGGCAAGATGATTGGTAAAGGTCTTGACCCAGAAAAAGTTAAAAGTTTAATTCTTAAATCTAAAGATTATTTTAAAAACAAAGGATTGATCTATAAAGGAACAATAAGTCTTATTGTGGGACTACCATTTGATACACATGCAGATTGGGATCACAATCTGCGCTGGTTAAAAGAAAATTGGATTTCTCAAGGATTGGTTATTTTTCCCTTAGTTATAGAAGATTTGTCAGATGGCAAGGAACATGATCACACAAACATTAGTAAGTTCAGCAAAAACTTACAGAAGTACGGATTACGATCTATGGGATCAAAAGACATTGAAAGGCATACAGGCGGCGAAGATTATTTTAACTGGAAATCAGGTGGATGGTCAAAGTCCGAAACAATCTGGGAACACGATACCATGAATATTTTTCAAGCTAGGGATATCGCTGAAAGAGCGCAGGAACAGATGGTAAAAGAGTTTACGATTGATTCGTGGGGGTTGTCATGGCCGGAACTGAAAGCAAGGAAAAAAATAGATGATTTATCCAAACTTCTTAATTTAACAAAAGCGGAAAGTTACCCCTATCCAGGAATATTTGACAGCTTTGTAAAATCGTATAGTTTAAAAAAACTTAAATTTGGTAACATTTAATGTTAATAACAGTTGACATAGCAGGCTCTTTCTGCTATAATAAGTTTGTTAGGTTAGAAATAACTTAACCGGTGATATGAAAGGTAGATGAGAAAAGACACAAAGGCGTGAGCTTCATGCTTACTCCAAAAATTACAACCATCTGAACAATGGCCGTGTTTATGTGATCCGATCCCTAATAAAATGTCATTTGTTAATCGGAGATATATGGACCTCTGTGTATTGAATTTTGCACATTGTCGAAGGAAGATTACAACTCTTCTGTTTGCATATTGTCCGGTCTTTTACTTGACCTTTCATTGACCCGTCAACTTAACCTAGAGAAAAATATGAACAAGCAACTTTCATCAGAAGACGCAGTGGCCGCATACGGCGATAGATTTGAAATGGTACTGGCTGCTAGCCAACGAGCCCGCGAACTGCGAAAAGGTCACATGCCCATGGTTGAAGGTAAGAACGGGTTTATTGTAACCGCGTTGAATGAGATAGAACAGGGTAAGTATACCCGATTAGATTTTTTAAAAACAGTTAAAACAAAGAAAAAAGGACACAGAGATGAATTTGACATTGCGTAAAGCCAATGCCGTGCAAGCCGGCATCAACGATGCTATCAAGAGCATCAAAATCGAAGCAACACTAGAACTCAATGAGTTCCAGGATGTGCAGACAGCGTTGGTCAAGGCTAACGAAACATTGTTTGCCAATGACAGCCGGCGTCAGCGTCTATTGTTGGCTCTGTATAACATCCGTGGTTTGGTCGGTACAGCCAATGCCCAAAGTGGTGTTGACATGAAGTTGGCCACTGCTGCCTTCATTGACAAGCGTATCGGTCAATTGGAAGAGTTGTCTAAACTGACGGCAGTAACAGACATTGCTGTTATCAACGGCAAGTTAGAGAAGATTCGCAACGACAAGGGTGAAGGCGCTCGTCGTTCGATTTACGGTTACGGCGACACAGTTTCAACAACTGTGGTCAGCCAAGAGCAGATCGATCAGGTCAAGGCTGAGATTAAAAATCTCAAGAAGCAAAAGCAGAAGATCAACGACGAAATTCTTGAGCTGAATATCAAAACTGAGATTCCACTCAGTGAAGATGTTGTCAAAACTTTGCAAGAAGAAGGTTTAGTCTAACGCCTTTCCCAGAAGAACAAATGTTATGGACAGAGTAACAGCTCAGTCTAGGGCCTATGTGGTGTAGGTAGCTAGGCACTAATTATCGCGGGGTGGAGAAGCGGCAACTCACCAGTCTCATAAGCTGGAGATCACAGGTTCGAATCCTGTCCCCGCAACCAATTCGGAGTGTAGCGCAGTCTGGTAGCGCACCTGGTTTGGGACCAGGGGGTCCAAGGTTCGAATCCTTGTACTCCGACCAAGTTAACTAAAAGGCAATATGACAAAAGCAGAAGAGCAAGCGGCAACAGAAGCAGCAATGGCTGAGTTTCTCGCTAAAGGCGGTGAAATTCAAAGACTCAAACCCAATCAAAGTGGCCGAGTCGACGGTGCAAGTTATAGTCAATGGTCTAAGAAAAAACCATCAACTAGTCCGCTGGCAAATCCGCCTGAAGAAGAATAACTCGTTGTAGTTCAATGGATAGAACGATTCTCTCCTAAAGAATAAATCCAGGTTCGATTCCTGGTAATGAGACCAAAAAGTAAATATATGTATGCGGGGTTAGTTTAATGGTAAAACAGCAGATTTCCAATCTTCGGTCGAGAGTTCGATTCTCTCACTCCGCTCCATTATAAAATGACATCAGTCAAACAATTCGATTTTAGTAGTGTAATTACCCCAGAAGATAATCACAAGGCCATAGGCATTATCAAGAGCATTATTGCTGGTGGGAATTATTTTACAAATAGTCCCAAATATCAGACCAAAGAAAACATATTTTCTCGTCCGGAAGAAGTATGGTTAAAATATCGAATGAGCTTTATGTTCAGTGTATTCATGTATCTAGGCCGTGAAGTAAAAGTATCAAACATGATGGCCTGGAGTTTCATGACTAACCTAGAAGGTGCCGAAGATCGTGAGAAACTATGGCACAATCATTGGCATCCACAAAATCCCAATGCCAAAATGTTGAGTGGTATCTTGTATCTACATATCCCCGAAGATGTAGAAAATAGAGAAACTTGCGGAACAGAGATCGCACCTATGGGTCCTGAGAACGATGGAAAGTTTTTTATTGGTCCTAACGAATACACATGGAACATTTATCCTAGCGATACCTGGCATCGTCCGGGTATTGTTCAAAGCATGGATTACAGATTTATCATAGCAGTAGACATCGAATATATCTTGTAATTTTCGTGTAACATGATTTTCGTCTAAAAGAGATAAGTACGCATATAAAAGAGAGAATAGAATGTTGTCCTTCATAACAAATCTAACCGATCCGCTACTAGATTATGTAAAGGATGATCCCGTTCGTCCGGAATTATCTAAAGAATTTAGAGTGGGCAAAAACAAGTTTGTGAGTGCTCTAGTAGATGACATTCCCCGAGCAATGGTGTGTGTTAGTCTACAGGACTTTATTCCAGAAGATGTTAGCGATCTAGTTCAAGATGCTGAAGTGCCAACTGCGGCAATATTCTATACCATTTGGAGTTACGCCCCGGGGGCTGGTGTAGAGTTGTTGAGAGCAACTGTAGCAGAAATACAAAAACAATTTCCTAGTGTGCAGCGTTTTGTTACCCTTAGCCCAAAGACCGAAATGGCCAAACGGTTTCATACTAAAAACGGTGCTGGAGTTTTTAGAGAAAATCTAAATACAGTAAACTACGAATACGATGTAAAACAATGACTCTCCCTGACAGGCGGAGTATAATGTGATAAGTAGTCTGTCATTAACAACACGGCCCTGCCCTCTAAGACATAGTGCTTACGGCAGGGTTTTTCTTTATCTGGCGTTCGTATAGTGGAAAATACAGGAAGCTTCTACCTTCTAAACAGCAGTTCGATTCTGTTACGCCGGACCAATTTGCTCTTGTAGTACAAAGGTAGTACAATACATTGGTAATGTATAGACGCTGGATCGTTACCAGCCTGGAGCACCACTTGACAACTTGAAGGAAAGACAGTATAATAGTCGTATGTACAAAGTAATAGAAAAACAAAGCTCAACAGAGTTTGCTAATTTGGATTTAGCAATGGCATTTGCCAAAGAATTAAATGTGTTCGTTACCATTCAAGGTGGCGAATTTGAAATCGTGGGCCTGTTTGGTGTAGACAGCATCAAGGATGGTAAATGTCCAGATGGCATTAAATACGATTGGAATAAGGCGAGCCGCATTGGTCGCGTAAAAAGGAAAGATAAAAACTAGATGGCTAAAGAAGATATTATTGAATTAACAGGCGTTGTAGAAGAAGTTCTGCCGGGCAGTATGTACAAGGTAAAAATTGAAAATATGCCCAATTTAATGCTGTGTTATACCAGCGGCAAACTCAAGCAACACAAAATTCGTATCATTCTAGGCGATCGAGTTAAGGTAGAGGTTAGCCCTTATGATTTATCAAAGGGCCGAGTTAGTTACAGATTATAACACACAAGGAGCTAGAATGGCAGGCAAGGCAAAATCGGTTTATTTGACTATAAGCCCAAAAGGCACATTTAAAACTGTGTTTAGTAAAATGTTCTTTGATGCCAAAGGATATAACGAGTATGTTAAGTCAGATGAGTTTAAAGCCAAATGGCCCGCTGATGAGTATGATATTATAAAAGAAGTCTATTAAAGGAGAAGACATGCCTTGGATTGAAAATGTAGCGGCCGCCGATATCCCAACAGGATTTCATCATGATGCTGGCCCAAATAGTATGCTGATCAGTATTGTTGATCCTGCCAGCTGGAGACCCGAAGCCAAGCATACTTTCAAAGAGCGTCACAACTTTGAGTTCCTGGACATTGAAGAAAAAGACTTTGCTCTAGACGAGGCCATGCGTTGCAGTCATGAGCAGGCCAACGAACTTGTTCGACTGCTACAACATGCTTTGGCTAATCGCATGAATGTGGTTGTTCATTGCTATGCAGGTGTTTGTCGGTCGGGTGCGGTTTGTGAGCTAGGAGTCATGATGGGCTTCGATGATGTAGGCCGTTGGCGCAGTCCAAACCTGTTAGTCAAGCATCGTATGATGAAGGCTTTAGGTTGGACATACGATGAAAACGAAAAGCCAAATATCGACGATTGGCGCACTTTTAGGAATGATCTATGAATGTTTCAAGAGTAGATGAATGTCGTATTCGTGACTACAATCTAGAACAGAACAATATTCAAAGAAAGCGAGAGGACGACTATCGCAAGGTCGTTGAGAAACGCAACTTTGAACAAATTGTGGCAGAACGGGTAGCTAGAAATATTCGCCTAGATTCGGACAAGGGTCGCAACATAGATGCAATGTGTTGAGGTTGACCTTTTGAGCATTTGATGCTATAATATACAAGTGTTCAAAAGGAAACTCATGGAATATCTTGTAGAAGCCCGTAGCGAAAAAACCCGTAAATTTATTGAGTGTCTTATGCCCTCAATAATCAAACAACTAGGACTAAC